AAAGCCATTAGATAAGGGCATAAGCTGGCTCAGCTTACACAAAAAAAGGGAGCCCGCAAAGGCTCCCGCATCCCCCTTGTTCGACCTGGCCAACCCTTAGGTGTAAACCAGATCAAACTCAGCGTTGGCTGCAGAGTCAGGTACGCAGGTGTAAGGGATTTCCAGCATTGCAATGCCGTCGGCATCACCATATGAGACATCCCCGATATCTACCTTGCTTGAAGTGAACTGAACTTTATTGCCAGCAGTAGTGCCGTGAGTAAAGGTCAGGTTTCCGAGAGCAGCGTCATCATCCACCGCAGAGGCAAAATAGTCCTTGGTCCCAAGCAGAACCGCCTCAATGCTTACTGAGCCACTAGCAGCACGATCCGTGATCAAAACCTCTTTAGTCCCCCCGACAAGCTCCCTGTAGACAGTTGAGTTGCCAAGATCAAACGAGAAGCTTTGAAGCGCTCCAGAATATGAAAGCAGCTGGAAACCAGTCACATTGCCATTCTTGAAGACCAGTGGGTCATCTTGATTGGCGTAAGTAGGAGTAAGCAGAGCGCTGTCATCAGGGGCGTTGTAAATGCCCGTGAAAGAGAAATCAAGCGTAGGGATTGAGCCAACCTCAGCGTTGATTGAAACCGTTCCCCTGCAGCCTGTCGCCTTATGGCGAACACCATCAATCATGTAGTAGATGGTCACTGAAGAGAAAGAACCGCTTACTGGTTCGTAAGTCACGCTGGTGCCAGATGCCACGGTCTCAGAAAGACCGCAAGCCTTGAGAGCCTTGCCATACTGAGGAGCAGTGCCTGCAGTGCCGGAGCCTGCCATCTCAACACTAAAAGTGCATTCAACTTTTGTGTTCGCCAAAAGCTGTTGTGATGCGCCTAGGTAAGGACGAATCAGGTCTCGACTGACAACATCACTGCTCTGAGGAGTGATCGTCAGGTCCCTTACCAGAACGGCGTCTGCCCCGTCCGGCGTCGGATCCGACCCGTAGCTCGACTCCGTCTCGATGACGATCAGTCGTTTGCGGAGTAGCAGTGCCATCAGATTGTTCCTGTGATGATGGTTGTGGTGGTTGCGTCCGCTGAATCAGAGTGCGTACGCCAGTTTCAGGATCAAGCAGATAAGTCCCGCCGAGTCCTGTGTGTTCATCCAACATGGTAAGTGCAGAGGGTGGTTAGGTTCAGCGTAGCTCCGGCTCTTTACTGCGATAAATCACCAACCTGCGTACGGTAGCGAATGTCGTATTCACAGAAGATCACACCCGCTGGCTCATCTGCCTCAAGCAACTGAAAACTTGTAGTTGCTGGCTCTACGTCAATCGCATGGCCGCCAAGAGTGAGGTCGGCCATGATTTTTGAATGCAAACTCGCAATCGTGTCATCAGCGGCTTGATCGGGGACCGTCGCTCTTTCTATGACAACAATGCGAATCCTGAAGGTCCAGTCAAGCGTTGGCAAGCTGGTGTTTTGCTCTGGCGTGTCGCTGACTGGCTCAATAACAATCGCAGGCGACTCAGCCCGGCTCAGGGGCTCAACCCGGCTTCGGTAAATCCTGGTGCCTACTCCTGCGGTGCCAGAAAGAGCCGTAGCAATAGCAGAGAGAATGTTTTCACGCTTCGTGGCCATATTTAATCCTTCATCAGCATGATTCGCATGATTTTACCGTCGTCCAAAAGCATTGGCTCGCGCACGGTGTATGAAATGCCGTCAACCTTTAGGGAGCTGCCTTGAGTGACGGACGAAAAATCAGAAGTTTTGACCACAACTGCATAATCAGTGGTCAGTACAACTCCATCCGCAATGATTTCGTTTGGTGATTCAAAGTAGCCGACCCCTCTGGTCGAGCCAAAAAACACTGGCACCGTGAATCCCGGTGTATCGAAAAAAGCGTCTAAGTCTTCGGTGAAGGAAAGAGTCATACAAAAAGCCCCCGCAAACGCGAGGGCCATGAATCAGGATCAGTTGTACTTCTTGCGTCCCAGAGCGGTAACGCTTACAGCACCTGCACCAGTGCCACCGGCGACAGTGATAACAGCACGCGCATAACGCTTGATCTCATCGGTGTTAACCGTAAGAGTCTCGACGAGCGCAGTGTTGGCAGTCGTGGTGGTGAAAGCAGCACCACTGACATCAGCGAAAGAGCTGTTGTCAGCAGAGTCCTGCACCTTTACGGCATAGGTGATGCCTGATCCACCAGCCTCAGCGTCGAGAATCAGAGTGATGTCGCCCTCATAGTCAAGAAGGTCAACCCCTGTCTCGTTGCCAGTTGCGGTGACAACATCATTCGGAGCGAAAGACAAGACCGTCAAGGTCCGCCTAGTGTTTCCAATGCTCATTCTTTAGTCCTCTTGCGAGTGGTGGGCTTTTTCGGTGGGCAAGAAGGAGCTTCCTCCTCGGCGGGGGCCGCTTCCGCCTTGTGCTCGATGGCCTTGCCGAGACTCACAAGAGTCACAGCATCAGCTTCATCGACTTCCAGGATGGAGCCCGCGTCAGCGGGCTTTCCTGAAATCATCACTGGCCTCAAGATTTCAACTTTCATGAGTCAGAACGATGAAAACTACCTGGATCAGGTGGCGTAGCAGAATGCGCCAGGCTGCTTGACGGCGAAGTCAACATCTTGCAGAGCGATGATGCGAACGGTGCCGGAAGTAGCGCCAGCGAACGGATCGACGGTCAGATCCAAGCCAGACCACATCGCCATGATCAGCTGCGAGAAGTCACCAAACAGTGCATCGTTGTCAGCGAGCTGGTTGGAGACGGTTACGGGGTAACCGTTGATCTCGTCGTTTTCGTAAACGAACTGAGCGGTGCCAGTCGCCTTCTCGGTGCTCTTCAGGGCGCCGCGAGCAGCTGCGTTGATGATGTAACGCAGAGCGCCAGCATCAGCGTTAGCAGTAGCAACGTCGGTCTCCATTCCGATGTACTCGGCGAAGGTTCCGAATGTGCTCAGCGACTGAGTGCCGATGCCGGTGGTGTTGATGATGCCCAGAGGCTGGTTGGAAGAACCAGAACCATTCAGGCCAACACGATCCAGCTCAAGAGCCAGAACTTGAGCCAGATCGTCACGGACCATCTGCTCAACGTCGATGCTGGATTGCAGCAGCAGCTTGCGTGAATAGTCGACGAAAGCACCACAAGTCTTGGGTGAAAGGTTCACCTGCTCGATGGTTTGCTGTGACTCAGTAGGAGAAGACCCTTCACCGACCCAGTACGCACTGCTTGCCGAACTTTGCTTCGGAATTGAGATGTTACCGCTAATCCCGCTCAGCGTGGTCATGCCTGCACCAGCCAGTGCAAGCTTGTTGCGCAGCAGGTCGATGAAGCTGCCAGAAAGCAGAACATCATCAACAAGGTTGCCGCCAGCGGTAGCAGTGCCCACGTTCAGGTCGCGGCGCAGCACCTCATTGGGAACCACGATGCCGTTGGAAGAACGATCGTACTTTTTAGCGGCCTCAATACCGACTTCAATCTCGAACTCAGCTTCACGGCGTGCAGTTGCATCACCAGGGCTGGCCAGATAGTTGAGAGCGCGGACGAAGCTGAAGCGCTTAGTCTCCTGCTTGGAAAGACCGAGGTCGTTAGAGGTGACATCGGTAGAACGGATGGGCTGTTCCACTTGAGAGGTTCCGATTTTTTCGAGGATTGCAGCACGAGCCTCATCAATGGAGTTGTCTCCATCGATCAATTCTTGTGCCAGGTCTGCCATACGATGCTGAGCACCGAGAGCGCTGATGGCGGCGACGCGGTCTTTTTCGGCCTTCTTAGCCTCCGACCGGATCACCTCCAGGTTTGGAGCTTGATCTTCCATAACAGGAGTGGGTGTAGATGCGGTCGTGACCGCTGAACGAGTTTCCTGTTCTTCAACAGGAGCTTCATTCGTAATAGTAGTAGCTTCAGGTTGAGAAGATTCAGGCATAGCAGGATCTGGCGAAAGAAGTGATCGTCCGATTCCAATTGTGGGGTCAGCTGGAATCGAAACAAGGCTCAATTCATGCACAGACCAACGCGTTGCAAGCAGCCCTTCTTCCTTCTCCTCAGCATCGTCGATTTGATAGCCGAACGAAATACCGCGCAAGATGCCGTCTTTAACGTCATCTAAGTACTGCTTGGCGAAATCAGAGCGTGAGAAGCGGATTTTTGCGTAAGCACGCTTTTCTTCCTCGTCCAGATACGCACGCTCAACTACGCCCAAAACTTTGTTTGGATCGTGGTTGAACAAGAACGGCGCACCATCGTTCAAGCGCATAAAGTCCGGCGCACCGGCCTCATGACTCAATACTTCGTCACCAAAGTATCTTTTGACGGGGTACTCGGAGCTGAACGGGAACTCAAAGCTGCGATCCTCGCCAGGGAGGCTCCTGATAACAGAAGCTTCAGTGCGGCTGAGTGGCTCGCCAAGCTTTGTCCGTTTGGAGGCCTCCTCAACCTCTGCCTCTCTGATTGGTGCAATCTTCGTCAACGTGCTGAATTTGTGGCCGACACGAGTGTCGGTCTTTTCGCCGTCGCGATAGAGGCAAATCAGAGCTGCTGGATCATCGGCAGTGCCAGTGATGGTGAAGCTTGAGTCGGGAACATCGATAGTCCCGTCTCTCTCGATTTGCTCAATCAATCCACGAGCACGCCCACCGCTGCTATTCCAGGAGAC